AATCCAGAAATAGCATTTATATATAATATATTAACGGAAGTAAATAAAGATGTACAAAATGAAGGCTGGCACTTTAACACAGAAAATCATGTAACTAAAAAATTAGATGCAGCTGGAGAAATAGCAGTACCATCTAATGCATTACGATATGATTTTTATAGTGAAGGTATAGATAAAACTTTTGATGTTGTTAAACGTAATGGTAAACTATATGATTTAGTTGATCATAGTTACACATTTGATGAAGGTACATATTATTTAGATATTGTAACTTTATATCCATTCTCAGATTTACCAAATGTATTTCAAAGATATGTTACTTACAGAGCTGCCTCAAGAGCTGCCACTCAATTAGTATCTAATCCACAACTAGTTCAATTATTACAAACTCAAGAAGCTCAAGCTAGAGCATCTTGTTTAGAATATGAATGTAATCAAGGTGGTCATTCATTCTTTGGAGGTCCACATGAAACTAATTATAGAAACTATCAACCATATCAAGCACTTAGACGCTAATGGCAAGTATAACACAAACCATATCTCAATATAATGGAGGTATATCTCAACAACCAGATGAAAAGAAATTACCAGGTCAAGTTATAGAAGCCAAAAATGTTTTACCTGATATTACAAAAGGTTTACTTAAAAGACCTGGTAGTAAACTTATAGGTTCTTTAAGTGATGGTATGAATAATTCTCAAGCTAATGGTAGATGGTTTCATTATTATAGAGATGAAACTGAACAATACATAGGACAAATCAGTAGAACAGGAGATGTAAATATCTGGAGATGTAGTGATGGAGCTGAAATGACAGTTGTAAATGATGCTACTACATCAGCTGCATTAGTATCATATTTAACTCATACAGATGATGAAGATCTACAAACATTAACTTTAAATGATTATACATATGTAACTAACAGAACTAAAACTACTTCAATGGCAGCCGCAGTAGAAACTGCTAGACCTCCTGAAGCATTTATACAGTTAAAGAAAGTTGCATATGCTAATCAGTACTCAATTAATTTATTTGATGATACTACATTTCAAACCATAACAACTGCTACTAGAATTAGAATTGAACTAGTTAAATCAAGTAATAATTATTGTCATACCGATGGTTCTTTAAGAACTCATGCAGAAAGACTTACAGATGCGACAAGATGTGATGATACTGGCGGTAACAACAGAGATGAATATGCACCTAATGTAGGTACTAGAATATTTAGTATTGATGATGGAGCCACGTTAACTGATGAGGGGCAATCTAATCCTGGCAGTCCTTATTCCTATACAATTGATGTAAAAGCTAGTGATGGTACTTCAGTTAATAGAGGAAAAAATTTATACTTTAGAGCTACTACTACTGGTCAATCAGTAGCAGCTGCAACAGGTAGTGGTGATGATCGAATAACTACATACCAAGCAAGATATACCACTACAAACGATCTTTTATATGGAGGTGAAGGTTGGTTACAAGGAGATTATTTTAATTTCTGGATGAAAGATGGTTACTATAAATGTACTATAGAAGAAATAAGTACATCTAAAGTACAAGCTAACTTAGGTTTGATTAGACCTGAACCTACATCTTTTGACACTAAAACTGTAGTAACTGCTGAAAGTATTATTGGTGCTATAAGATCAGACATAGTAGCTACAGGTGCTTTTGCAGATGCAGACGTACAACAAATAGGTAATGGTCTTTATATTACTAGAGCTGCAAGTTCATTTAATTTAAGTACTCCAGTAGGAGAATTACTTAATGTACTAACTGATTCTATAGATGATATAGCTGATCTACCCACACAATGTAAACATGGTTATGTAGTTAAAGTAGCAAATAGTGAAGCTGAAGAGGATGATTATTATTTAAAATTCTTTGGTAATAACGATAGAGATGGTAACGGTGTTTGGGAAGAATGTCCTAAACCAGGAATCACAACAACGTTTGACTCAGCTACGATGCCCATACAAATAGTTAGACAAGCTGATGGTACATTTAAAGTAGAACAGATAACTTGGGAAAACCGTTTAGTTGGTGATACTGTTACAGTACCTGAACCTTCATTTATAGGAAAGAAAATAAACAAAATGCTATTCTTCAGGAATAGACTTGTTATACTTAGTGATGAGAATGTTATTATGTCTCAACCAGGAGAGTTTTTTAACTTTTGGCCTAAGTCAGCTATTACATTTACAGCTACAGATAATATAGATTTATCTTGTAGTTCTGAATTTCCAGCTGTTATTTATGATGGGATACAAGTTAACTCTGGTTTAATACTATTTACTAAAACACAACAGTTTATGTTAACTACAGATAGTGATGTATTAAGTCCATTAACTGCTAAAATAAACGCACTATCTACCTATAACTTTAACTCTACAACTAATCCAATTTCACTTGGTACTACTATTGCTTTCTTAGATAACGCAGGTAAGTATTCTAGATTGTGGGAAATGTCAAAAATATTACGTGAAGGTGAACCCGACGTAATAAATCAAACAAAACTTGTTAGTGAATTATTTGATAAAGATGTAAACAAAATATCTAATTCCAGAGAAAATGGTGTTATATTTTTTAGTAAAAAAGGTACTAACACTTTATATGGATTTAAATATTTTAATGCTAGTAACCAAAGATTACAACAATCATGGTTTACTTGGGAAATTGTAGGTACTATACAACATCATGCTATTTTAGATGATGCTTTATATATTGTAGTAAGAAATAGTGGTAAAGATACCTTACAAAAATACTCAATTAAAACACATACTGATAGTTTTACTGTTACTGATTATGGAGATGATCTCCTAGATGCGGAAGACGATATAATTTACAGAGTACATTTAGATTGTGCATCTTCTGTAACTATACCAGCTGATGCTTATGAAGAAGGTGAAAATAAAACATATTTTACAAAACCTAATGGATATACAAATGATACGGGACTATGTGTTTATGACAATAGTCCAACAGGTAAAGGTAAATATAGTACAGCTAGTCTGGTTGGAGCAAGCATAATAGTATCAGGTGATTGGTCTAATAAAACAGTTATCTTAGGTTATTTATATGATATGCAAGTTAAATTACCTACTATATATGTTACTAAAGTTGAAAATGATAGCATGACAGCTGATACTAATGCGTCATTAATTATACATAGAATAAAATTAAACTTTGGTGCTCTTGGTAGTTACTCTACTACGATTGATAGATTAGGTAAACCTTCTTATACAGAAGTATGGGAATCTCCTATTTCTGATCAATACTTATTAAGTAATGTAGCTATTGATGATGAAGCAACAAAAACTATACCAACATATGAGCGTAATAAAAACTTAAGTATTACATTAAAATCATCCCATCCTTCACCTGCTACATTATATTCAATGTCATGGGAAGGGGATTATACAAGTAAATTTTATAGTCGTGTCTAAACACATCCATCCAATTACAAAAGAGGCTGCTATTGAGGTAGCCTCTAATTTACGTCTAGAAGACCGTAGAGAGGTCGAAGAAGGTCACGGGGTAGATTCTACCTTAGCATTATTAGAAGCTGTTCAGAAGCCCTCCTGTGTGTATTTCACGGTGCCTAGCGGCAAGACTGCCGGAATGGCTGGAGTAGACCCAGGAGGTCAGATCTGGATGCTATGTACTAATGCTATAGAAGAATCCCCACTGACCTTTGTTCGAGAAGCTAAACGTTATGTCGAAAGACAACCACATAAGTTACTGTGGAACATCGTTGATAAAAGAAACGTTGCCCATCTTAAGTTACTTAAATTCCTTGGGTTCAAATTTTTAAGGGAATTAAAACATGGACCTAACCAACTAACCTTTATAGAGTTTTGCCGTGTGCTTAGGAGCTGAAGCAAGAGCAGCGAATGAAACTGCTCGAAGAAATTATCAATACCAGCTTGACAAACGAGAAGCTGATTGGATGCAAACACTTAGTATTACTAATACTGAGAGAGTTATGCATGATCAAACAATTGATGCTAGTAACTTAGGTTTATCACAAGTTTATGGTGATATACAAGAAAAGTTTGGAGATCAAATTGGTCAAGCATTACAAGAAGATGAAGTCAATTGGAAACAGTTCTTAGAACAAAGTAAGAGTGCTGACCTAGCAGCTGAAGGTAGAACAGGTCGATCCATTGACAGAATAAGTACATTAGATCTAGCTGATTACTTACGAAAAGGTTCACGTAAAGCTTATGAATTAACAGAATCTAGACAAGAACTAAGTAAAGTTGCTAGTAAAGCTGCAGGACAAGCAAGAGCAGAACAGATGAACAGTTTCGCAAAGAATAATATTATTAAGAGTCCAGACCTTGCACCACCTAAACCTGTTATGCAGAATGTAAGTCAAGCAGCATTTATGGATGCGTTAAAGATAGCTGGTACTGTTGCTAGTATTTACACTGGTGGTGTAGCAGCTGGTGCATGGGGTGCTGCAGGAGGTGGAGTTTCGTCAACCTTAGTAAGTGGTATTCCAACGTTAGCTAGTGGTATGACCGATTGGAGTAAAGCTACAGTAATAGGAGAATAACCATGGTATTATTTACAGACCCAAGACAAGTCACTAATTGGCTTGATCCTCTGGAAAAAGTTTACGCTGAACAAAGAAGACAGCGAGAACTTCATCACTCCCAATCTAAAGAAGTTTGGAGACAAGAAGAAGCTGCTACATTTACAGCAGGTGATTTCGATCAGGTATTAAAAGGTTTGAGTTCTTTATCTAAGACTGCTAAACAAATTAGTACTGCTAGAGAAGAACGAAAATATACCGATTTCGTTAAAGGATATGAACAGCTAAAATTTAGTGATCAAGAAAAGATTGAACAGATTGCTTCTGAAACTGACTTATCTTTAAATGATGCTAATTTACTTAAAACCCTTAGCAAAAGCGGTAAGATTAGTCCTGAAGCTTTAATATATTTAGAACAGCAATCAGGTTCTAAAGCATTAAGATTAAAACGTTTATTAGGCTGGCAAACTGTTGAAAAAAGTGTTGCTACAATAGATAGTGAAATTGAACAAAACCTTTATGGTATAAGAGATAATTTTAATGAAGCTGAAAGAACTGGAAAAGTAGATATTTTTTATAGAAATGCTTTAACAGATAAATTAAGAAAGCTTGGTCTAAATGATCGATTTATAGCTACACATTATGAAGCTGAAATAAATAAATTTTCTAACACAAAAGGTTTATCTAGTAAACTTGATTATAAAAAAGTTGAGTTTTCTAAAGATGCAGCTGAAAGAATTGCACTCTTTGAAAAATTAAAATATAGTACAGATCCAACAACTGCAGCTACAACTTTAAGTGAGTTTCTATCAAAGCAGATAAGTCTTGATTCTGAAAATGGTAGAAATAAAACTATCATATTTATGCATCGTTTAATGAAAGATGGTAAAATTGACGGTTCTGTTATACAAGCTATGAAAGAAGGTAAGCTTTCGGGTAAAGCATTAGAGGATGGTTTTAAAACAGGTAAAGATTTAATAAGTGATTCTGATTGGAGATACATAGAACAAGGTGAACGTGAGTATCAAACTGCAGTTATTACAGCACATGATGATTCTTGGGCTGCTCAAGGTTTATCAGCAAGAACAGCTGTAATTAATAATGAATGGGATCAAAAGCAATTTGAAGACTTTTTAAGAAAAGCAAAAGATAATGGTCAAGAAAATAAGCAATGGTATAAAGATTTATCTAACATAAATATTAACAGACAAAACGATACTGTTAGAAATGCTGAAGAAATAAGTTTAGGGACTGCTTTAATAAGTGGTAATGTAGAATTCTTAAAGCAAGAAAAAGAAAGAGTAACAAATTCTACTTTAAAAGATCAAATTCAAGATACAATTAATTTATTAGAAAACAAACAAGCAGAGTTCAATTACTCTGAACGTTGGATAGATGTCAAAGTTTCTGAAGGATTAAACCTTACTTTAGGTAAAGACGAACCTTTAAATCAACGTGGTGTGAAAGTTAGAAATGATTTATTAAAATATTTTAGAGCTAGATTTCAAGCTAGGATAACAGAAAAACACCCTGATCCTATGAATGAAGCTATGAATGATGTCAAAGCTTATTGGGATCTTCATGGTGGTAATGAAAAAGTAAAAGATTTAAAAGACCCCAATCCTAAAGCTGGTAAATTCTCACCTACTGAAGAAGGTTCTTATGAAAGATATGATGCTTATTTAGGTTTAAAAAGGAAAAGACGGGATCATACTTTAATAAACCCAACTGAAAATGATATAAATAATTATAAAACTAGAGTAGAAACAGCTAGAGCTAACGCTGCATCTGGTGAAGGTTTAGAAATACCAGGTAAAAATACTTTAGAACGCATGTTAAATACTCCTAAATCTATATTAGATGTAGAGGATGTAATAGGAGCTTGGGAAAATAATGCATATTCAGCTGAACTATTAATTAAAGCAAAACAAGTCGGAGTATTACCAAGTCAATTATTATGGATGCAAACCAACGCTTTAGCTAAAGCTGGTTTATTAAAAAATTTAAACACATCTCAACTTGATGATTTTCCAATAAAGAACAGAATGGTTGCTCAAAAAGCTATAGATGATGCAATTAAAAGATCTAATAATCCCAGTCTATTATATTTATATAGAAAGGTAGGTTTTGAAAATATGTCACAAAAACAAAAACAAAGATTAATTGATTTACTTTCTAAAGTAGAAATAGAAACACCATCTATAGAAGCATTAAACCAACTAGAACAAGAACGGAGACCTGAATCCTATACAGGAATTTCATATTAACATGGATGAAGAACTAAATATTGATTTAGATGAATTAGTATCTAATACAGAAATAGATCTAAATCAAGTTGTACAACCAGGTTCAGAAGTACCTACGGATACTCCTACCCAACCTGATCAAGTACAACAACCTTCTACGGAAGGACAAGAGAATAGACCAGGTGCATTAGGATTCGTTCAAGATGTAGCTGAAGGAACTATTAAAGACTTACCACAAAACTTATATGAAGGTGTAGCCCCTGCTGTTGGTATCATTGATACAATGACAGACGCCTTTAACATGGCAACAGGTTTCAACGTACCTAAACTACCTGAGTATGAAGATAAAGCTTCTACAGCTGTCCGTAATATATCTGGTCTAGTTCTACCTTCACTAGGTCTAAGAGGTATGGTTATCCAAGCTGGTAGTAAACTA